CTAGATCGATCTGGAACAGTGGGGCGGATTGCCCTCGGTGACAGCGGTCGGATCGATGTCGGCCCAACTGTCGTACTGGTCTTGCCCTGTTGTAACCCTGCCCTGGGCCAGGGCTTGCGCGATGGCGACATTTGGTAGGAAGTGTGCCTTCATATCGGGAAACACAAAGGCGTGCCAGCCATCGCTACTGTTCTCCGATGAGAACGGGCGCACAGCACTATGGGATACGCGAAAATACTCGTCCTTGTTGCGTTTCTTTATCTCAATCGTCATTCCGCATGCTAAGCACTTCCTGTCAGGTTTTCTGTTCTTCTTGTCGGTATATCGGATTTCAAAATAGCCAGGTGACTCGCACATGCCGGATGGAAAAACATGTCCGAAACCATCTCGGAGAAGCCGAGTGACGACTCGTTCTGCTTTCTCGCCCGATTTGGCGCGCATGGCGAACAGGCCGTCGTCCTTTTTTGAGTAGCTGCCAGCAGGCGGCGACGTGCCGACGTACTCGATCCGAATCCAGAACGATCTAATTGGGATCGTCCCGCCTTCGCGAGGCATTAGGACCGCGTCGATCAGATCGTTGCGCTCGATTACGCGTCTGAAGTATTCGATAGCCGTGATGGTTTCCGTGCCAAAGACCATTGGCTGATTACACGGAATAGTTAGGGGCAAAGCAAGTGAACTGATACCGAGCGACAGCGTCCCGTTAGTCACGGTGAAGTCGGTGACTTTAAGGCGCCTGATGATTGCCGTAGCATGCAACGATTCTGCCTCGCTCGCGAGTTTCTCAGCCAATTTCAGACGCTGTACTTCTGCTGGTGAATACTCCATTCCACTCACATCAATTGAAAAAGCACGAAGCCCTCACGGCTTAATTACATCTCGGCAAACGTCCTGTGGATTCGCAGCGCGTCACTGCTTGGCAATACGGTTCCGTGCGCCACTCGCAGGATCTGTCCTCTCAGCATCTCATACTCTGTCCCGTCAAGCTGTGAGGCAACCAGTATCTCAAGCGTATCCGGATCTACTGCCAATGCCCCAAGATCGAATAGCGTATGCAGATCGGCGCGCAGCAGAAGGCCATTCGAAGGATGGTTGGTGCCAGGCCCTTGGTACGGAACAATGTGGGCAGCCTCCAACGCAGCCTCCACAGCACAGCCTGTCATGGCACAGCAGCCATAGGCTTCCAGAAGCTGTCGACGAAAAACCGCCTGTCCCCTCCGGATTGCTATCTCACGAGCAACTCGTTCTCGGCCGTCTTCAATCATTGCCGGATCAAACGCTGGCGGGATATCACTGCCCACCGCATCCAGTGGAGCAGCTTCCTCAAGCTCGGCGTCGGCAACCAGATCTATCATCGACCGTCCGGTTGTGGCCGGAACTGGAACTAGATCACCGCTCGGGTGGTATGTTGGCTTGTAGTGACTTAGGTAATCGACAAATCGCGCCGGCTTCATCGCGACCACGTGTTCTCCGTGCTGGTTGCGCCCTATCGCAATCCCGTTGGCGGACGCTTCGTCGAGCAACCCCTGGCGGAACTGCTGACTGTCTGACGCCCTTGCGTCTTCGACACCAGATGCCACCTTACGCTCAATTTTCCCGTTGACCCGCCGTGCAACACTGTACGGATTGAAAGCGACGATTAGCGGTTCCGGCCCGAATTCATCGCACCACCCAAGCACGACCGTTTCTGGATCGGAAGACGCATCAATTAGCTGCGTCCGGCTGCCAATCGCCTGTATGCGACGCTCATCGGCAGGTCGGGCTGTACCAGTTGCTCGCCCATTATCTGTCACCTGCCAAGCATAGAGCCGTAACGCTCGAGGGTGGCCACCTACAGTTGCAATAGACCCCTGGGCGGCTCTCGGGCCCACCACACTCACTTCAATACCTGCCGCCTGAAGAGAGGCAATGATCTCGGATGCTGCTGACATGGGTAGGGTCCGGAAGTGGTTAAGTCGATCATTTTAAGCTGTAGCATCCAAGCCGCTGGGCTTCGTTGCATCAAATCCAGCGATGCTCTGCATCCAGCGGACCGCAAGCCAACTGGACACAATCGACCGGGCAGGAAAAATTCTTGTCACACGAAAACTTTCCAGTTAACATGGTTTCCGTGTGACAGAAACCACTCTGGATAAAAACTATGGCCCGCCCGAAATCTCCCACACCCCGAGATAGCTTCGCAAACGTACGCTTGACCAGCGAGGAGCGGGACGACATTGAGGCCACTGCTCGGGCACTGGGACTCAAGTCGATCAGCGAGTACCTACGTCACCTGCACAAGCTACACAACAAGATCGACGACCACGACCAAGACGCAGCCAGCACCGACAGAACGGAGCGGCCAATCTATAACAGCGAACGGTTGCGGTCTTACTTCAAGACCCAACGCGGACAAATCTACCAAGGCGACAGCCTAGATTTTCTGCACTCAAAGGCCAAAGAGCAATCTGTCGACTTGATTATGACTTCGCCCCCTTTCGGCCTCGTTCGTAAGAAAAGCTATGGCAATGAGGACGCGGACGAATACTGCAATTGGTTTCGCCCGTTCGCTGAAGGATTTAAACGGGTCCTAAAGGACACAGGTTCATTGGTGATTGACATCGGCGGCGCCTGGAAACCTGGCATGCCGACGCGCTCGCTATATCACTTTGAACTCCTCATGATGCTTTGTCGAGATTATGGTTTTCACCTATGCCAAGAACACTTTTGGTGGAATCCATCCAAGCTACCTACCCCTGCAGAATGGGTCAACGTACGACGCGTGCGGGTGAAGGATGCAGTTAATTGCGTTTGGTGGTTATCCCCCACCCCGTGGCCCAAGGCGAGTAATCGCCGCGTCCTGGCCCCGTATAGTGATTCGATGCTGCACCTACTGAAAAATGGTTATACGGCGAAACTGCGGCCGTCGGGACATGACATCTCTGACAAATTTCAGAAGGACAACGGCGGTGCAGTTCCGCCAAACCTGCTTGCGGTGGCTAACACGGAATCAAACGGACGCTATCAGGACTATTGCCGGCAGAACAATCTGGAGATACATCCAGCAAGATTTCCCGCTCAATTGCCTGAGTATTTCATCCGAATGCTCACTGATCCGGGCGACGTAGTCGTCGATCCGTTTGGCGGGTCATGTGTGACCGGAATGGTTGCCGAAAGCCTAAAGCGTCGCTGGGTATGCGTCGAGTTGTCAGAGTCTTACCTGAAAGGCGCAGTCGGTCGCTTCCAAGGTGAGTATGTAACAACGAGCACAGAGCGGCCGGTGCAGTACACCATCAACCCTCCGTGCTCATTACCTGTGGACGAAGCTATCACGCCACTGCCGAGCGACGGGGGGCAGTCTCGTCCCAAAACGGTTAAGCAGCCAGTGGAGACTGTGCGCGCGAAGGTATCGAAGCTGAGTTCAAGGCGCGTGACCAATGGTCAAGCGCTTGCGACTGAATCAAGTTGAAATCGACTATCCACGGCACACCGAAAGATTGGGGCTCGGTCAACGACACATCGCAAAGTACCGGAATCGCCAATGAATGATCTAGAAGGTCGTCCCAGCCGGCTTCATCGCGGTATCCACGAACATAGCGCACTATCTGATCAATGGCAGCGCGGATGGCACTTCGTCCATCATTGCCTTCACTGGTGAAGTATTTCACCTCGGCTATCGCGACTACCTCTCGCGCCCTAGCATTTACGACTACCACGTCAGGGCGATCCCAGCCCGCATTCATTCCTAGCGCCTTCAATATCTGTGTAACCTTCGCTTCTGATGGCTCCAGGCACGGCGTACTGAAGTGCTCTGTCTGTGCCTGCCAGTAGATCCTGTAGTCACCGACTTTAATCAGCAATCCATCCTGACTGAATGAGGGCGACAGGTCGCAGGGGATGCCGACTGTTCGCCCAAGGGCCTCGCCCATCGCGACCGCGACGTAAAGCTCAAAGCGCTTCCACATCTCGAGTGGCCCGAGCAAAGCCTCCTGCAGCACATCCCGAATGCGCATCTCATCGCCCTTTTCGATGGCGAGAAGACTCATGTATGCGTCTGCTGCCAGATGGTATAACCGCGTGCGTACCCGCTTTGCCTGACTGATTGCGCTCGTGGTTGGCCTACGAGTTGTATCGATTTGCGCACTGGCAATGCGAATTCCCTCTAGGCGACTCGCGTCCTCAAGAGCCCGAGCTACCACCTCGAAATGCGTGGCATACGCGGAATCTGCGGCAGCAGTTCGAAGCATTTCTCGACACAAGCGCCGCGCTTCCTCAAGTACCCATACGACTAAATGGTTGGGCCCGGTGGCGTAACTTCTAACTGCTTCAAGCGACACAAACAAGCCTGGGTTACCAGAGCCAATTTGCCGTATGGTCGTTTCTCTCGCATCCAATCGCCCACGCACAGTGCCAACGTCGATCCGTCGTTCGACTTGAAGCACTGATGATGCCTCGTGCGGATGCCGAACCAGGTATTCAGCCAAGGCCCGCACTTCTGCGGAACAGGCCCAGAAGACACGAAGAAACGGAAGGTCGCTATGCTTCTGAATACGCGGATTGCTGAGCGATACCTGCGACGCGAATCTCCGCATTCGGATCAGCAACCCAACAATTGCATCGTCAATGTCGCTGACAGCCGGATTCATACTGAGACACTCTGCAGACGCTGATCCACACGGCGGTAGAGGGCAGATTCGGCGTGCAGGTGTAGCGCTTCGCAGATCGCTTGTGTGATGGTTTGAGCACCGTCACGAAATATGCCGTCAAGCATCGGCAGAAGGAACATATCAAAGCCATCAAGATAGATTGCCGCCTGCGCTTCAGTTGGGGTTGCCACGAAGTCCAGGGTGCTGTCCATTTCCCTCATGGCCCTAACCATGTCGATCAGCGGAGCAGGACCGATCAGGCGTACTGAATTAACCGCCTGCCAAATACTCGTAAGCGGCAGTTCCTGGCTTGTTACCTCCTGGATCTGCTCACGCGCCAGATATTGCAGAAGGAAACCATTTAGATCAGATGGTACGTCTAGGTAAATCCAGGCAAAACGCCTGGTGAGGGCATAGCTCATTTGATAGAGCGATGCCTTGTCGATTGAGTTAATAGTTGCAACGATGCGCCAAGCCGCACTGGGGGCAAATTCAATACCTTTCCGCGCGCTGGGATTTGGCTTAGGGAGAATCTCAAAGAAATCACTATCCCGCTGCTCTACCTGAAGTCGGTAAGGAAGCGTTGTTTTCTGCCCTGACAAAATCGTAAACAAAGGCCCGATCACCTTGTCAATGTCACACCGGTTTAGCTCATCGATGATCAGCGGGCGGTCGAAATGGCGAAGCAGTATTCCCGGAATGAATTCGATTCGACCGTTACCGACTGGCTGGTAGCCGCCGATAACGTCTTGAGACGTCCAGTCAGAAGACCCAGTAATCAACGTATGGCGACTCGCCAAAGAGCGCGCGCAATGCTGTGCGAGCGTTGTTTTTCCGGTTCCCGGAGGACCGTAAAACATCAAATGCTGCTTGCCGCATTTGATAGCGGCATTTATCTGACGATACACAGCAGGATCGATTCCCAACAAATCCGGCACCGCAGGAATTTCACTCCCCAAAATCACTGAAACATCAGCCACCGAGGCATCGTCTTCATCCCCTGCCTCAGGAGTGGCCGTCTGCTGTGCGGACGCAGTCGTGTAGGCCTGCGCTATATCAGAGGAGAGCCGCTCAACATCCTCGTCACTCAATCCTTGGTAAATGGGCACGTTATGCGGCATGGACTACCTCTGCTGCGCCAAAATCGGAAGGGCTGACATGAATCAAGCGAGCCAGTGCGGCAGTAGCTTCGCTGTAGCTCAACTGTTTCGATGTCCCTCCCCCATCTGAACTAAATTGTGCGTCTTCGACATTGAGCGTGATCAGCGCCGAGAAAACATATGGCTGATCCTTGCCCATGTATATGAGCGACCCACTTTGAGGGTCGAAATCGTCCAGCAATTGGCCCGACGAACCTTTTGGTAGAGCGGGGAAAAAGCACAACAAGAAGAGCCATTCCCACTCTTCATGGAACACGAACTGATCTGCCGCAACCTTGATTGCCGGCACGATCCGGACGGTAATAGCACCACTCTTTTGCTGGGCATTATTGGAGAATGCAATACGACGATTGCCATGCAAAGATTCCCCATCCTTTTCTGCAAGCCGTGCAACAGGAGAATCACCTGTCAGGTCAAGTTGAACGATCCAGCGTAGAGGCTTGTTCGTGGCTTCCGCAGGGTCTTTCCAGAATCCGGTGGATGTATCAACCTCCTTATTGCACGCTGCTAGGTTAATCTTCTTCGATCCACATTGGCGCAATTCGAGGCCGTAGGGCTCAATGGCCCGTTCGATAACTCCCGCAATCGTTCGCCGGGCTTGCTGCATGCTGACCGATGACCATTGTTCTTGAAGCGGGCTGCGGTAGAAATCTAGCTCGTGAGTGTTTAACTCAGTTTCAAGCTGCGCACGGATTCCAGAAATGGCTTGATCCATCTCACGGAGGCTTGGAGTCGCTGATCTCGGGAGTTTTTCAGGCGGCAGCTTTGACTTGAACGCGGCGAGGATCAGCTTGCGGTGATCGTTGCTGACTATGCGCTCTAACTGATCCGGAAAAACGAAATAAAGAAGCGCATTCCGGATCGGTCGTTTTGCGGCATACGGGATCGCGTCTACCCATTCGACAAAACTCCAAGGGTTATCATTTGAAAGCAGATCTGAGCGTTGTCCGTCAGTCAGTCCTTTCCAATCACTTAGAGCTTGCAAGAAGAACCACAACTGATCCGGACGGCGGGTCAAATACGCAACCCCAACCCCTCCGACGCCGACAAGATGTTCAGGGCCGAGAAAGCGGTCATTTGGTATCGGATCGCCTGACCAGGACCAGACATCGCGGACCTGCGCAGCTTTGGTCTCGGGACTGTATCCAGATTTATGGGGGAACAGCAGATAGAACCAAAGAACCTCTGCTGCGAGCTTCTTCACTTGTTTTGGCGCGGGAGCAAGCTGCTCTTTCAGCTTGTCGAAGAAATCTCTATTACCCTCTATCGGGTTGCCTTCGAACAGTCGCCGAAACTCATCGAAATTGGACTTTGACCAAAGCGGCTCGTCAGAAAATACGGAACCGTCACGCACGAGGCAATTAGAACGCCACGCGTCAGCAGCCTCCAATACGGCCACCACCTCCACTTCGCCAGTAAACCTTGACATGTCGCCTCATTTTATGATTTTGCAGCCACATGGCATTGTATCAGTGCGTCATTTACGCTTCTATACTGTTGTGAGCGCACTGAGGGCTGAGCACAAGGGGAGGTAGAACAATGGGACTGGGGCGGGTCGAGCGCATTCTGATTCTGGCGAAGACCTACCCGTCGCCCAGCGCGCAGTATGTCGAAACATCCTGCGTTGCTGGCATTGCCCAGAACGGTTCGATGCGCCGCCTCTTCCCTGTACCGTTCCGGATGATCGAGGACGGTCAGCAATTCAAGAAGTGGCAGTGGGTCGACGTGCGTGTCGATAAGGCCACCAAGGATCGTCGGCCAGAGAGCCATAAGGTCTACGTCGACACGATCAATTGCGGCGAAGTGATCGACACCAAGAAGGCATGGGCGGCGCGCTGGGAGTGGCTGGACAAGATGCCTGCTTTTGATAGCTTCGACGCCATCGATGCTGCAAGGCTTTCAGATGGGGGGTCGCTCGCGCTGCTGCGTCCGAAACGGCTGCTCGGCCTTGATATCACCAAGGCCAGGAACACGGACTGGACGGATGAGGAGCGGGAGAAGCTGCTACAAGAGCAGATGCAGGGCAATCTCTTTTCAGAGGCAGAAGAGCGCAAGCAGGTAAAGCAGCTTCGCAAGGTGCCATTCGACTTCCACTATCGCTACGTGTGCGACACGCCCGAGGGCGAGAAAGAGCACAAGCACAAGATCGTCGATTGGGAAGCGGGTGCGCTATTTTGGAACTGCCGTCGCAGCCACGGCGTTGATTGGGAGACCCCGTTCCGCGCCAAGCTGGAGGAACAGCTCGGCGGTAAGGATTTAATGTTCCTGATGGGCAACCAGCACCGGTTTCAAGACCAGTGGCTGATCGTCAGCCTGATCTATCCGCCTAAGCGAAAGCCAGCGCCTGTTCTCCAGAGCAGCTTCGATTTTTGAGATCGCTCGCCTGCAGGTGTTGAACGCGGGCGCGAAACTGCTGTTTCACCGCGTCAGCCACCATTGAGCGGTGGCAGAAGTTGTGGTCTGCCTCGTAGCAGAGCAAGGCGCAGTTGGTCGTTGCAGCCAGGGCTGCCAACTCAGCAACGGCATCATCCTGTGTAGCCAAGTACTTCAGGAAACCCTCGGTGTAGCGCTTCCAGTTGCCGTCCGTGCGATACCGGTCGCGCACCGGTTTCGGGCAACCCAAGGCCACCATATGAACGTACTCCCGCCCGGAGATATTCAGGGCTGCCTCAAGAGACTTCTTGGAAAATCCCGGCTTGCGGGACAAGGGCATCTCACGGACGTCGACAACGGTTTCGATGTCGTTTTCGGCTAGAAGCGACAGGAAACTGTCAATATCAAGGCCTTCGTAGCCTACGGTGTAAATTTTCATTGTCGCCCATCCTTTTGTAACGCGCAGTTTAATGGATACCACTTTTAGCGGAAAGTCTTGTTACGATTATGGGTTTTGCTCGCCGACCGAACCGGCCCAGATATGTTGTTGCTTTCGCAGGGAATTCGTTCATCGAAGCAAGGCTGCTTCAGCATCTCTTCTCGCCACGAGACCCGGTAGCGCCCTACCTCCACCATAGACCCATCGGCGCAGTTCCAGTTCGGTCGCAACCCAGTCACGCTGATTGACTCGCCGCCGCAGCGTCGAGGTCTGCAGACGCCCTGCGCCGAGGTTGAACGTAAAATCGACGATGGCTGCGAGCCGCCCCTCCGATTCGGTAGCCAGCACCGGGCAGTAGCGCAGCGTTGCCGCCAGCGCTGTTTGCAGATCGCGCGCCAGATAGACCTCGGCCTCCGCTTCGGTGATCGGAGGATGCTTCGGGTCACACAGATGGCCGTAGCCAATCGTCCAGAACCCTGCCGGGCAGATGTAGGGAATGGCGGTGATTTCGATTCCACGCTTTGCCTTGCGTTCGAAACCTTCGAAACGCTTGGCGAGATCGATGGCAGCCTGCGGCACCGCAATCACGGTCGCACCCGGTCAAACACGCGCCCCAGGAACCAGAAGTTCAACACCCCGGCCCACAGCGCCTGATCGGCCTCCGTCCAGGCGTGCAGGATCGCCGTGCCCCAATCAGCACCGGCCGTCACAGCAGCGGCAAACGCAGCTGTCTTGGCCGCGCAGTAGAGTGCCATGAACCAGTAGGTGATCACCGGGCGCACGCTAATCGACAGTGCATCGGCCCAGCGCACGCCAGAACGCTGACCCTGAGCGGCGACGGCCTCTCGCAAGGCATCGATGGCCCCGGTGTTCCACGCTGCGTCGGCGGCAGCGCCGATCTCGGCCATCCGCTGCGCACCACGCAGCTTCTCGAACTCCAGCGCCTTGTCCTGCATCGCCAGTTCGTGGCTGCGCTCTCCCTTTCTGTCCAGCCATTTCAGCATCTCCGGGGCCAGACGGAAGGCGCCACCGAGGAGTCCTCCCAACAGCGTCTCGATCATTGCGCCCCCCCGAACAGCTTGATCTTGAGCACGGTGCCGGCGAGCAAGGCCAGCACCAGTCCGGTCACGATCATCCTGACCAGGGTCATCCCGGCCGTGCGCTTGGCCTCATTGAAGGCATCCAGCAGGTTCCTCAGTTCCCGGATGTCGTGAGCGGCATCCTCACCATCCAGGCCCACGCCGTGCAGCGCGGCGCGAGCGCCACGTTCGGCCGCCCGTTCCAGCATCGCCTCAAATTCTTCCTGCGGGATGGTCACCATCTTGCGGCGCTCCATTGGGGTTGCATCCATGATTTCGTCCTCCAGAAATGCGAAGCCCACCTCGTGGGTGGTCTCGTAGTGTTGATAAAGCAATGTCAGATCGCGATGCCGGCACTCCAGCCGGTGGCCTTGTAAGCCGATAGAACAGCCTCGTCATCGATGTAGCAAAGCCAGCCGACCTTCGGCGTGTAGTACTCCCAGGCACTGGCCACGCGCACGGCGATCTGGTTGGTCCTGCCAGCCCACACACCGGTCGCAGCGGCCGGAATGATGTAGCGGTCGCCATCGACCGGACTGGCCGGCGGCGTGACCAGATCCCGATCCTTGACGGCGAGACCGACTACCGCACCGAGCCGCTTCAAATTACCGTCCATCGTCGTGTGCCACCCGGACTCGCCGAGGGTCCAGCCGTAGGTCAGTCCCAGGTTGGGATCAGTACTTGCCATCAGATGCCTCCATAGTATTTGCCGTAGTTCAGGCCGAAGCCCGCCCGCTCGAAACTCCGCGTCTGCTTCTGCCAGCTGACCTGCCCGTCGCGCACCGACTCGATCTCGACCTTGATCCGGCCGTTGATCCGACCCAGCCCACTGTCCGTGGCTTCGTCATTGGTCGTATAGGTCAGGGACGTCGTGGTTAGTCCCGTCAGGGTTTTCTGGAGCCCAAGGTTCTCGTTGTAGATGCGAACCGTGTAGGTGGTCCCCGCCTCGGGGCCGATATTGCCCTCCGACTGCGTCACCAGATAGACGGTCTGCTGCATCCGGTCGCGATGGGCCCAGGTCAGCGCCATCTGGCCCAGAATCACCGTGGGCCACATCACGTTATTGACCTGCACATTTCCCGGTGGATACGGCCGGATCATGCGCTTGGCGAAGGTGTAGCTGTCAGCGGTCGCCGCCGACTCTGCAAGACGGCCCATGCCTGTCGACGGCAGCAGCTTGACCTGCAGCGACTCCCCGGACAGATACTGCTCGGTGAGCAGGGCTTCCACGCCATCGGCGAACCAGAGCCGCGCACCGGCCAGATGACTCACCGGTACGGTATCGAGAATGCCTCGTTCCACCGTGACCGTCCCAGCACCGAGATTCACCGCCTTGATCGCCACGATCTCGTCGTCGAGATAGGCCAGCTTGTCGAGACCAACCGACTCCAGGTCCTGCCCGTTGCCGATCGCCAGCACGGTGGCAGCCGGGTCAATGTCGTTGATCAGCGTCGCGTTGGGCGTAAAACCCATCGCCTCGACCTCGGCAAAGGCGGCACTGCCCTGGCGCGTCAGCACCTTCACGTTGAGGGAATCTCCGGAGGGCCGGCTCGCGCACACCACCAGCAGACCGCCTTCAAGTTCAAGCTCGGCCCTGGCCGTCGCCGATTCGCCAACCACCCGCTTCACCACCGTCCACCAGGGCGCCTCGCTCAGCTTCCTAAAAGGCACCGGGGCCGGGGCGGTCAGCGGCGAGACCCAGGAGGTGGGTGTCGGCGACACATAGGTAGCCGAGGGCAAGCCGAAGATGTCTTCGACACATTCGATGCGCACCCGCCCATCGGTCAGGGTGCCATAGCTGATGCGCACTACCCGCATCACCAGTTGGGCGATGCCCAACTCCGGCCAGGTCAGCTTGAAGACATCGCCGATATTGAGACTGGCCGCCTTGCGGTTGGCGACCAGCGTCGCCTTGGCCAGGGGCACGGACAACTGCTTGAGGTCGCCCAGCGCCACCTTCGAGGCCAGCGTGCCGTTGCTGATGCCCGGATAGTCCACCGTCACCGAGGACACCACACCACCGGCCAGTTCCAGTGCCGCCAGGTCATGCACGGTGATCGCCGCGTCCTTGTCAGTACTGCGGTCCCGGTAACGCACCGTGACCTGGTTGATCAATTCGGATTCGGCCGGACGCGAGAAGCTTTCCAATGCCAGGATATTGGTGGCATCCAGCACCATAAGATTGGGAAGGCTGTAATCCGCCCGGGCGAGCTTCAGGGTGTACTGCCCGGTGCGCGGATGGACATAGAGCGTGCCATCGATGTGGCGCAGCACTTCGCCGATGAACTCTTCGAGGGGCTGTTCGCGATCCCACAACAAGGAGAGTCCGAACTGTTCGCTGCCCAGGGTGTAGGACGCCGTAGAGAAACTGCCGGCATCGATCTCGCTGGTGGCGTGCCCCAGACCCCAGGTCGCATTGTTGAGGCACTCGTAGATGATATGGGCCGGATTGGCGTCTCCGTTGATGTAGCCGCTGCCCAGGGCCACCGGTGCCGGGATGCGCCGTGCCTCGACGCTCCAGGGCTTGATGTAGGGGTTCATGGCTGACAACTGGCACTGCTGAACGATCAGCGACAGCACACCGCGAAACGCCGGAATGATGCTGCCGAGCTTCTGCTGCAGATAGCCGGACACGGTTTCGGCCGTGCCGCCGAACTTCACCTCGACATAGCCCTGCACACCGCCTTCGCGCGAATCGCCGCCGAACAGCTGCGGGGCATTGATGTAGATCGTCTGGCTGCTCGTGATGCTGCCGCTCCAGGCGGTACGTTCACCGACGATGATGCGGGTGATGGCGTCGACCGGGCCATGGCACAGGACCAAATGCAGCCCCGCGTAGTAACGATGGCCAACGACATAGGAACTCGAGCCGCCACCGCCTTTTCCACCGCCGCCCACTTAAGCCTCCTGCTCGCGTTGCTCGACCGCTTCGGCGAGGCGAATGGCCATGGCATCACCACTGGCCCGGAGCCACTCAGTCGTAACACCGTCTTTGCGGAAGTCGTCGAAGCTGACTCCATCACGCGGGAACCATTTACGCAGTCCGGCATTGCAATAGCCCAATGCCTTCGCATCCTCATGTGTCACGATCATTTCTTGCCTCCACTGCCAGACGTCTGGCGAATTTCCGTGGTCTTGACGTCGCCATACCAGACGCAGTTGGCCTGGCGGATGACGCGCGTGCCGAACAGCACCGGGATGGGTTTGCCCTGTTCGGCCACCGGAACATCCACATTGCCGGGCGAGACGGAAGCCGGTTTGGGCGGCCGGGGGCTCAGCAAGGCACCGATGACTGTGGTCACCACCCAGATGAGAATTTGAGTCCACATGATTCAGATGATCGAGTCGCCGGCAAAGGGGTTCTTTGCCGGTATCCATGGGAATCCGCCAAAGTTCAGCGAATTGCCGAACTTGCTCTGGCAGGTCGAGAAACTGCGGTCGCAGCCGGCGAAGGCTTCGAAGGCACTGCCTACCGCCAGTCCGGGCAGGACGCTCGACAGGGTCACCGTATCGCCCGAGTGCTGGGTGATCATGCGCGGTACGCCGCCCACGCGAAGGTAACCGCCGGTCAGCCATCCGGTGCTCTGCGACAGGAAGGCCACCGAGGTTGCCGTCAATCCAGAGACCGCGCTCAGCGTGCCGGCGATCTTGTAGGCCTGGTTGTTGATGCCACAGCCTGGGTCGTAGAGGGCATGACGGCAACCCGTCTGGTAATGCGCCCGCAGCCCCGGACGCTTCAAGGCCGTAAAGATCGACTCGCAGCGGATCGTCGCACCACTTCCGGCAAACACCACCGAAGCCACCCGGCCCTTCCACGCCGTGATGTATTCGCTGTCACCATAGTGATTGCGAAACAGCGTCAGGGACACCACCCCGTTGGGCCGGCTGGCGGCGAACAACTGGGCCACCGCAAAGTCGCGCGCACATTCCAGTTCGATGCCATTGCGCGAGAAATCCGGCGATTGCTCCAGTCCGGAACGGCGCAGAACGGCTGGCTGGTAAGTGTCGGCCTGGTAGGTCACGACCTCGCGGCCGCTGGTCACCGCCCAGACCTGCTGGCCAAGGACAAAGCGATAGAGTTCCATCGGCTGGCCAGCGGCCGCCGAGGTTTCCTGCGTGAGGTAGGACATGCTTAGCCTTTGGTGCTCTTGATTGGCAGCGCCGATTCGACGATCCGGTCTGAGAGCCAGTGCAATTCGATCTGGTCGCTGTCGAGCCGGCTTTTTTCCAGGAAGTAAATGGCGAGCCAGTCTTCGGGGTTGGCATCGAAGCCGAAGGTCTGGTCCAACGTCATCGTTTCCTCTTCATTGATGGTCCCCGCACCGAAGCTCAGGATCGTGCGGTAGTACCAGGTGCCGTTCTTGTGCAGGAAGGCGGCTTCGGTGCGTCCCGGCATCGGGTTGAAGTACAAGGCATAGCCACGCGCCGCCACGGTCATCACTGTCTGGTTCGACAGAATCTTGCGGGTCGGCACGATGGACGTTTCCAACCCCGGCTGCCAGAACGCCACCAGGCGACCGGCACGTGCCGCCAGCCAGCCCTTGAAGGCGGCAATCTCGGCACGACTGCTGAAGCGGAAATCGAAAGTACGACGAATGAACGGTCGCGCTCCCGAGTCATCTACCGCCGTGATGCCGGTCTCGTAGTCCAGGACCTCAGCGAGCCGCTGATACTCCACCTCCACATCGCGCTCCCGGTTCGATCGCGGAAAGGTCATCGGCCAGATCGGCACATTGCTCAGCTTGGTGGTGTTGTCCTGCTTGGTGATCGTGGTGGTTCCCGCGATATCGAACACCACCCGGGCCGTGACGATGGCTTCCGTGATTCGCGTTACCGGCTGGCTGATGCGCAGCCGTGCGGTGCGCGCAGGCGTTACGAAGGCACCTGCCGGCCAGGACTGGAGGATGGGTTGCTTGAGCGTTACGCCATTGCTGGCCACCGACAGCACTTCCGCAGCCTCGGTATTGCGACTGTCGGTACCGATCACCAGCAGGCCATCGGCCTCGTACTCGAGATGCGTCGTCGTCAGTGGAATGAAGGTGCTGCCCGCCACCAAGCTGCCCGCTAACTGCGTCTTGTCTGGCCAGATCGGCAAAGCATAGACCCGCGACTGCCAGGCCGACAGCAGTACATCCAGCAAGGCCGCATCGTCGCGCCCGAGCAGTATCGTGAATTCGAGCGAGCGGCGCGGATTGACGCGCAGGCTCACGCGCTGTTCCGTTCCATCCCGGGCGGTCAGCACATCGGTGGCCCAGGCCAGTCGTTCCAGCCAGGACTCTCCCCAGTGTGGCCGCAGGCCGAAGACCACGACCCGTCGACCCGAGATGCTCAGGCGCGGCGTCTCCCCTGGAAACTGGAAGGTGAAGGACGCCTCAATGACCGGGGGACCATCGAGACTGATGGATACCTCGTACAAGCGCGAGGAGAGCATCCCGAATGACGTCGGCGGATTACTGCTTCCCGACAGCACGATGCCACCATCGTTCTCGCCGACGATGGCCGACAGGGTCTTGGTGGCGAAATGCGCGTTCCACACTTCGATCTGCCGCATCTGCGTCGACAGTAGATTGCCCAGGATGATCTTGCCCGGCAGCAGATGAATCTGGTGATACCAGTGCTGCTCGAACTGGCGTATCGTGAAGCCGGCGAAGCCAACCGGCAGTTCGCTGACCGGCAGAAGGTTGGTCAGGGAGCCGCTGCTGGAGAATCGGGCAATAGCTCCTTCATACGGGCGAAACGGTGCCGGCAGGAATTTCTCCGGCAAGGCATAGGCCGGATCGCCCTTCACGCCTGAGGGCAACACACCTCCCGCAAAGCTCGTCATTTCTTGAAGGCGTAGCCGCCATAGGACGTGCTGAACACCATCCACTCATCGCTGCCGAGCGTGACGATGTCCTTGTTGGCATACTGACCGTTCATGCGCAGCAGACGGGCCTCCGGAATGTAGCCCACCATCGAGTAATAGTAGGTCGGCGTGGTCCGTCCTACTTCGACGGTGATCGGATACAGCGGCGTCACCCCGTTGAAGGTGATCGGCGAATAGCTATCGAGTTGTCGCGTCAGGCTGGTGTAGAACATCCGCGACGAGGTATTGCCGGAACCGTTAGCGGTTTTCCAGGCATTGGTCGCGCTGTCGATGTCGGCGCGCACGGCACCGCTGTAGCTATCGGACAGAAAGGCACCACCCGTGAAGCTGCAGGTCTTGGTCATGGTGCCGAAGAGCAGCATGTTGTAGATGGTGCTGGTGTATTGCGTGACGCAATAGCAGTAGCCATCCCCGCCAAACAGGAAGTATTCGGCACTGCCGGACAGCAGGTTGGCCGAGATCGAGCCACCCGATACGGTTTGTGAGCCGTAGGCCAGGCCGCTGCTGAACGCAGTTGAGCCATAGGCCGCGATGTAACTGCTCCAGGAGTGCAGATTGACGTACTGTCCGCTGGCCGCATGCTGCAGGTGCAGCCGGTAGTAACCCGAGTCCGCCTGATACATCAACTGCGTGTAACCGCAGTAGGTGGTAGCGAAGAGACGGATCTTGTCGAGCAGGTCGTTCGGCGAGGTGGTGATGCCGGATTGGAATGCCATGGTCTATGCCAGTTTCAGTGCCCAATAGTCGTAGTACCCGGTGCGATACACGTCCTGCACCACGAGGTGATCCACGCCATTGGCGGTGATGATGTTCTCCACGGAATTGCCGTAGCCCGGCACGCTGTACATGCCGTCCAGTTCGCCCAGGCCCTGCATCACGAAGGGCAGCAGCGGGTAGCTGCCATCCGGGGCTTCACGCTGATTGCTGCCCCAGGTGCCTGGCCAGAAATACGGACTGCTATTCCATGTGCCCGTGGGCGACCAGTACGCCCCGGAATAGCCCGCCGTGCGCGGCAGATGGTTGCGATAGGTGTAGGCGTTGCTCCAGCGCGTCGAGCCGTTGTATGAGCCACCCACCACCAGGGGATACGGGTATTGAGCCGGTGTGGCATACGGCAGAAACAGGCCGAGATGCACGCACTCGTAGTAGGTGCCGGTCTTGACCACCACGACGATGCGGCGGCCGTTGGCGACAAACCAGTACGGCATCGCCGACAGGGTCAGCAGCGCATAGTAGGTTTGACTGCTGTTGTACTGGGCATCGAACGCCACCCCGGGGTTATAGGTGACATAGCCCCGTAGTTTCCAGTTGCCGTAGTCCGACGATGTCTCCGTCTGGATTGCGACATAGATTTCATCCGAGCCTGCCAGGCCGACGCCCTTGAGAACCAGTTCGGCGGGCGGCCCCGGCACCCAGCGCATGACTTGCCAGCGCTCGTTGGCGGGCAGCATCTGTTCGGTGACGAAGGCCTTGAGGCGCGTCAGCAGGTCGAGGTAGTCCGAAGCGGTACCGGATGTCCAGGCCATGGCAGTTCCTAACGCAGAATCTCGCGCACGGCTGAGCCATTGCGCGAGAGGATGTTGAGAATCGACTTTTCCCCTGCGGGGGAAGTGAGGTAGTCGGCGGCAAGACTGGGATCGATCACATTGACGATGCGCACCGCCTGACCGGCCCCGCCCCCTGTCGTTGCCGGGGCAACTGGCGGTACCAGACCACCCTCGGCGAAGGCCAGACGCACACCCTGCCAGCGGGGAACACTGAGTCCGCCGTTCAGGGCGTGCAGGAAATCGACGCCGAGCCGGCGCACGGCAGCGGCCCGCAGGACATATTCCCCGGCGGACAGACGCGCCGGGATCGAGTCCGAGGTCGAAGTCCCCGGCCCGCTGACCAGGCCACCCGTGGCGAAGCCCTTGAACAGTCCGCTGATGAAGGCGCCAAATCCACCACTGCCGCCACCACCTCCCATCGCGCCAAACAGACTCTCGGCGAGTTTTTGCGAAGCGATCCGGTTGATCGAGGCCAGCACGCTGCGCGCGAAATCGGCGAAGGCATCCTTCGCCGACTTGGCGCCCGATCCGATCTGCTCGAACATCGTGGCAAAGGCGTTCTGGGTGTCACCATTGATGCGGACCGCCACCTCGTCCGTCACCGTCTTGAGGCTGGCAATCTCGATCTTCAGCCGCGCCACCCGATTGACCGCTTCCTCGGAACCGGTCGATTGCGCGAGTTGCTCCATCTTGGGGATCAGTGCTTCGACTTCCCGTGCCGTCTCGGCCTGAAGTCCAAGCAGCGTCTGCCGCATCTGGGTTTCGGTGATGAGGCCCGCCTCCTTTTGCACCTGAAGTTCCCGACCCCGCAGCGACAATCGCTCGGTAGCGATCTGGTACTGACGCTCGAAGCGGGCCAGTTCCGACAGATCCGACTCGACATCGATCAGCCGCGCCACATCCTGCGTGCCGGCGGTGTCACCCATGCGCTGCAGTTGCTCGATCAGGGGCTGGTACTCGCGTTGCAAGCGGGCGCGTGTACTGTCACCCCCAGTGCCACTACTGACTTCAGCGAGCCGATCACGTACTCGCGCGAGTTCATTGGCGAGTTGCCGTTCGGCATTGGCCGCTGCATGGGCATTGGCCACCTCGATCTCGCCGCGTTGTTGTGCCAGAACGGCTATCTCGCCATCAAGCTTCTTGACCTCGGCCATGGCCCGCAGCCGGGTGGCCTCGTCCTTGCCGCTACGTGCTATCTGTTGCTGGGCGTTGCGCTCCTGGGTTTTGCGAGAGACATCCTCGTCGATGGCTGCCTGCTCAAGACGGGTCTTTTGCGCGTAGTAGTCCCGAATCGATACCAGGCGATCATCCAGGGCCCGATCAAGCGCGGCCTTCTGCTGATCCAGCCCGGTCTTGAGGAGACGGAACTCGGCGTCGGTCTGTGCCTTCAGGACGGCCAGGCGCGCTGCACTGTTGTCCTTGGCTTCCGCGCCTTTCTTGATGCAGCGTCCGCCACGCCATTCACCGCCCGAGAGCACGCATGCCATGCGCTGCATGTCTTCCGTCGCCGCACCCGCATTTCCCGCAGTAGGGCTGGATGACGCAGGCCCTGCCGGGCGTGCCTGGGGCGGATTGAGGATGCGTGCCGACAAGGCATCGACCTCGGCACGCGCCTTGGCCGCATCTTCACGCATGGCTTCGCCGATCGCCTTGAAACCCCGGATATCGAGGCGTGCCAGCGCGGTGAGTTGCGCGGCCATGCCACCGATCTCGGTGCCCATCGACTTGAAGACATAGGCGACATTCACGCCAAGAACGAGAATCGCCTCCAGGGTGGTTTTAAACGCACCGCCGAGAATGGCTGCGAACCCGGTCGCTTCTCCCTGGCCTTCGCGGATGGCATCCGTCACGACCCGCAAGGGTGCCAGCAACTCGGTGGCCAACGAAATGCCTAACCCGGAAGACGAGGCTTTGAGTGCCGTCAGGTTGTCGTTGAAGGCTTCAGCCGCCTGAGCGGTTTCGGTCGACAACTTCAGGCCGAGCCGTTCGGCTTCCTGCATCAGTGCGCGGATTCCCGATGACCCCTGATTCAGGAACGGGATCATGTCCATTCCGCTCTTGCCGAAGAGCTTGACCGCCAGGGCCGTCTTGGTGGCACCGTCCTCGAAGCTGGCGAAGCGATCAGCAATCTCCAGCAGGATCGTGTCCGATGACTTGAGATTGCCTGCCGTATCTTCAACCGAAATGCCGAGCGCCTGAAACAGAGCAGCGCCTTCGCCCAGTCCGGAACGTGCTTCCGTCAGGTTGGCGGACAGTCCTTTCAGGCCGGTCTTTAAGGTATCAAGCCCGACATCCGACAACTGGGCGGCAAACTGCAGCGTCGACAGAGCCTCGACCGAGATGCCGATCTTCTGCGAGAGTTTGTTCAGTTCATCGGCTGAATCGATCGCTCCCTTGACCAGTGCCGCAAACGCGCCCAGCGTGAGCGAAACCCCCAAGCCTGCCAGCAATCCTTGCACACGGCGGGTTTCGTCACCCAGGCGCCCGAGGTTGTTCCGGATGCCATCCAGGGCCGTGCGGGTCTGGTCGACGGCGGTGATGAGGATCTGTGCGCGATCGGAAGCCATGTCAGTTGCGGTTCAGGTAGCGATTGATGGATTGGGCCAGTTGCGGCATGGCACGCCGCACCGTCCCGTCAAAATCGAAGCGGCGTTTCAGGGTGACGCGGGGGACCAGGACCGCGATCGGGATCTCCTGGCCACGCTTGATCGATTTCGCTCCGGTGCGCTGTCGCTCGGCGCGCTTGAAGCGCGTCAGGGCCGAGGCGTTTTCTTTGATGTTCTCCGCCATCAGGATGACCTTGCCGTCCTTGCGAATAAACCAGGCATTGCCGGAACGCATCAGGGTGTCGATCACCCGGGCGAAAGCCTTGCGCCCCATCCGTCGCCCGGACTCGGTCAGCGGGATCAGCATCTTTCCGGTCAGGGTCGCTCCCCGCACATGCACACCCAGCCAGGAAACCCGTGACCCCACCAGCAAGGCCGGCAACCGCAACGGATCCCGATCCAGCACCTTGGCCCGCATCGAGCGCAAAAAGGCCGGCTTGCGGATCGCCAGATCGGACTGCATGCGGGTGCGCAGTGCGTCTGTCAGGCTACGGCTGCTGTCACGCATCCCCAAGGCGACCGCCTTATGGATCGCCTCGCGGCGTGAGCGGGTCCAGGCGGCCAATTCGCCCTTGTCGAGCAGACCCGAGGTGGTCAGGGAGATTTTGAGCATGGTGCGGTGAGGCTCTGAATGGCCTTGCGGATGGCATCGCCCGTACCCTGGCTGCCGGTGGCGATGACCGTCAGCAGATTGGTCAGTTTCCGCTGCTCCTGACGATCGATGGCGTCGATCCAGGCATCGACCTGCGCCAGGGTGTAGTGCCGGATGTCCTGCCAGGCATGACCATGAGCGATCAGGCGCTGGCAGGCGTCGGCCCATGATCTGGACTGAGCAGCTGACTGCCGATGCGACTCACTGCCTCGCCCAGCTTCGGCACCACCCGCTGGATAAAAAAATCCGCATTCACCTCGAACAGGGCCTGCGCAAGGCAGATCGCCTCGTCCAGCGCCAGCCCGGCAATCCATTCGCGGGGTTGGCGGCTGGCGATGGACATGGCCTCGATCATGGCGTCGCCGTGACTACCCAGAAGCCGCAGCCAGTCCGGTTCGATGGCGAGATCCGCCGTGAAGGGCTGAATGGCCTTGGCGAAAGCTGGCAGTTCGCCCAGCACGAGCGGCGTGAGTGCGACCGTCTGCTCCGCCACGTGGATCTCGACCGGGACGGGTGGCAGAACGGCCAAGGGATCAGTGGGCTTTTTCACAGCAGGACGATCCGGCCGAATTGCCCCAACTCACCACTGGCCGACTTGGTCAGATCGGCGAGCACCTGCCCGGACAACTCGAACTTGAGCAGGTCGCTGGTGATCACCGACAGTTCCTTGGCCGGGTTGATGGCCACGCGGTAGAGGTCGATCACGACTTCGCGGTTCGAATCGGCGGTATTGAGTCCCTCGAAGCGTACCCAGCGCTCCGGCAAGGGCTGGGTAAACATCGCCGTCACGTTGGCTGCTCCGTAGGAATAGCTGGCGGTGATGGCACCGGTGACACCCGTAATGTCGGTGAATTGGAAGGAGCCGTGCTTGGCATTCACGGTGTACTTGGTGTTGGCGACCGTGGTCGCTCCTGCTTTCACCACCAAGGACGACACGTTCTGCTTGCCGAGCAGATAGAGCTTGTTCGCTTCGGCCGTGGTGGCGATCGCTTCGTCGGTCACGGTACCGGTAGTCACGACCGTGGTGCTGCCGTAGAGCGCCAGTTCGAGATTGCTCGGGATGAGTTCTTCCAGGGTGCAGGCAAACTCGCCTTTCTTGCCCTTGATGATCTGCAGATCGGTCAAACGCTGTCCGGACTGCGATTCCTGATGCTCGAGGGTCTCGACCGAAAGGGATACCTTGAGGTCGGGAACGTTGCCGACGAAGTTGAGGCCGGCAGGATTGCCGCCGCTGGTACGGGCACCGATGAATACGCGCCCCTGACCGGAAAAATAGGCCATATCGTTTGCTCCTTAGATGGAAAGTTGTTCAGCCCTGGGCCGTCAGGTCATGGACCAGGGTGCGGTAGGTGATCTGGTAGCGCGCCGGAATTGCGGCGGCCGTGGCATCGGCATCCTCGATGTCCCAATCGCAATCCAGTTCCTGAAGACCAAGCGTGGTACCGCCCAGATTCGGATCAGAGAACAGCGCGGTATGACAGGCCACCATCAACCGGTCGGCCATCACCTCTGCCGGTTCGGTGTTGGTGGCACGCGCCAGTGCCACGAGGCGGACGACCAGATGCCGCTCGATGCGGTCGTTGGCCCGCTGGGCGATAGATTCCGCCTCGGGAAAGATCAGCAGTGCCGGCGAAGCCTCGCGGGTGACTGCGGTGGTTGGTGAGCGCAGGATCTGAGCGCCTTCGCCCTGCGCGATAGGTGCCAGGCGACTGGCCAAGGCTTGCAGGATGCGTTCTCTGATTGAGTTCATGCTGTTCTTTCATAAAGGGGTTCGTACAATGGCGGGCACGTACAAGGATTCGTCGTGACTACCGCGCCCAAAACCAAGAAACATCGCCACAGCCAGTCCAAGCCCAGCCTCTACACGCTGCATGTCGAACTCATTGGCATCCGCCCATCAATCTGGCGACGTATTCAGATTGACGGGCGAGTTCGCCTGCATGTTCTGCATGAAGTGCTGCAAGCCGCGATGGGCTGGAATGGCTCGCATCTCCACAAATTCCTAATTCGGAATCTCCACTACGGAATTCCCGATCCGGAGCTCGACGAGATCGGCTGGGTCATGCACGACGAAAAGAAGTACCGCCTCAACCAACTGCTCGATGTCAATGACACCTGCGATTACCTGTACGACTTCGGTGACAGTTGGTTTCACCGCATCACGGTGGAATCCATCGAAGACATCGATGCCGACTCAGCGGGTGCGAACTACGCCCTGATCACTGACGGGCAACGTGCGTGTCCTCCCGAAAACTGCGGTAGTCCGGGCAACTACCTACAGATGCTTGAAGTCCTCGAAGATGCTCCGTACAGCGATGAAGCCAAGGCGCTGCGTGAGTGGGCCGGGTTTGATTTCGACCCGGAGCGCTTCGACCGGCAGGCCGCGAATGCCGCCATCAGCCGCATGATCTGGAATGGCTGGATCCGGATCGACCGCTAAATCCGCATCAGCGTCGCCCGGCACTCTGTGCCATCTCCCATCGCGCGAACTTCCCGTACCCGATAGGTAACGCCACCGATCACGAGTTCGTGACCGGTGTCGAGCACGACGTCTTCAGCGGGATAGCGGATGGCAAAGTCGGATGACAGTCCCAGGCCATCGAGCACCTCCACATCGGGCGCACGGAAGTCCACCAGCACTTCCGCGCCCCCGACCATGGCGGGTGTCAGCAGTCCAGCCCGACCAGCGGCGGCATAGAGATCACTGACTGAGACCATCAGGACATCGTCAGCTTGACCAGCACGCCCGGGCGATGGCACATCGGCAGCGGGTTGGACTGCGTGTGCAGATCGGTGCCGCGTTCAAACTTGCGGGAGTCCTGTTTGGCGTAGAGCGGCTGGCCGAGGGTATTGACGGTCTCGTTGAAGTCCGCCGGGGCCACGTAGGTACCAAAGGTGTCGATAGTGCCTACGGGGAAGGCATGCGCCTCGCCGGCCGCGATGAAGCGACGGGTCGCCCCGTTGCCATCGGTCGCCTGGCCGCGATACTCCTCGAACACGATGCCGCCGAAGGTGAAGCCGGTGCGCACGTCGTCACGCAGAATCGCGCCCTGCTGGAAGTTCTCGTAGGCCTTCTCGACCTTCGGGTGGGCGATCAGTTTCTCGAAGAACTCGGGAGAGCACAGGCAGCGCACGTTGGTCATGAACTCGCCGCGCAGGTTCTCCTCGATATGCGCCAACGTATCGACGCACTTCTGGCGGACGTTGGTGCTATCCGTGGCCAGCGCGAAGTTGATCGCCTTCGGCGCGATGCCGAACTCGTCGTAGAGGTTGTAGAGCGTCGAGCCGTCAGCATCGAGGATGATGCCTTTCAGTGCCCCCATGCGCAGGTGTTCGAGCGTGATGGCGTGCTTGTTGCGCATCGTTTCCAGATGGCGGGCCATGACGCCGGCAACGGTCTCCAGTTCGGTTTCCGATCCGAAGGCACGCAGTCCCTGAACTTCCTCGGGGAGCACCACGTCGTCGTGCGGGATGTGGGGCACAACGAAGGAGCGCATCTTGCGCTTGTCACGTTGTCCCACGGTACCGGGGCTGCCCACCGGTAGCGTCGGCAGCAGATTCAGCACGCCGTTCTTCTCCTCGATGAGAATCTGGCGGAAGCGCACCGGCTTGACTGGGAACAGGTTGAGAGACTCCAGCCGGCCGTAGCGGTTGGGCAAGAGGTTGATTGCGGCCGTGAGGTTGGCCATCGAGAAGGCGGGATTCGAGAACGGGTTCTGCATGAGAGGGCTCCTTTAAACAGCGTGGCGAACAAGCACGCCGGCCGCCTTGAGTTGGGCGATCGCGGCGGCTTTGTCCAGGGGGGCGATACCGGCCGGCCAGGTCAGGGCGTGATCGGCGACGACGGCATGACGGGCAATCAGAATCCCGTCCTCGCGATCGATCAGGGTGGCGTCGACCGAGGTGGCGAGAACGCCAACGGCGACTTCGGTGCCATCCGTGGCGGCCGGATCGATCTGCTTGACCTTGGCCGTGGTGGCGTCGATGCCCACCACGGTGCCAAGCACGAGGTTCTGGCCAGCGGCAACCGTGACCTGGTCACGCGAATAGAGATTGGGGGCTTCGTACTTGAGCAGATCGCCCAGGTTGAGACCTTCGGTGATGACGGGCATGGCTTACTCCTTTCCGGTGAGTTTCTTGACAGCCGCCATCAAGGGATTGGCGACAGATTGGGATTGCTGAGGGGCCGAGGCATCCGGTGCAATCGTCGAGCGGATTTCAGGGCTGTCGGCCCGGGAGGCCAGCAGTGCCTTGCGCACATGAACTTCCGAGACGCCTTCGGCGAGGAAGGCAGCGGTCAGTTCGGGATGGCCGGCAAGTTGACAGAGTTCGGCGATGGCTACGGCATCAGGGCGTGCCGCTCCGGCAGCAGGCGAGGCTGCATCAGGGCGTGCCGCTCCGGCAGCAGGCGAGGCTGCAGCGGATTCGTCGCTATCGTTCTGCTCGGTGGCAGGATCAGTTGCCTGTACCGGTTCATCGGGCTGCGGGGTTTGGACAGGGTCAGTCGTGGACATGCTTGTGTTCTCCATGAGCGTTGAAGGGGTTGCAACCAGTGAGCGCGTGGAACCAGAAACCGCGTGGCCGCGCGCCCGGCGAGCCACCAGAAAACTGCTGAAATCGGAAAGCACGGCATCGAGACTGCCGACCGCATCGGCCAGACCACTGGTCACGGCGTCCGCACCGAAATAGATGCCGGCCTCGGTGGCCCGCACGGCATCGACATCGAGTCGGCGCATGGCGGCAACGTGATCGACGAACAGGCCATACAGACGATCGACCTCGGCCTGCAGGCGGGCATGGGCGTCCGGGGTCAGTTTTTCGTGGGGAGAGAAGTCGTTCTTGTGATCCCCGGCCGTGATCGGCGTGTAGCGATAGCCCTGCTGGGCATCCCGGGCGGTCTGATCCACATGCATGGCGATCACGCCAATGGAGCCGACCCCGCCCGTCCGACTGACCAACAGTCGGGAGGCGGAACAGCCAATCGCATAGGCTGCCGAGAAGGCGGAATCGGCGGATACCGCCCAGACCGGCTTGATGGCATCGGCAGCACGGATCCGCTCGCCGAGTTCGAACACGCCGCCCGCTTCACCCCCGGGCGAGTCGATATCGAGAACGATCCCCTCGACCGATGGATCTGCAAGCGCGGCATCGACCATGCCGGCGATCTCGGCGTAGGACGTGAAGCCGGAGGCCGGGTCCAGTCCCACAGTACGTCGCACCAGCGAGCCGACCACCGGAATCACGGCGATTCCGACTGGGGCATCGATCGACGGCCGCTTCTGAATGGTTGGCGTGGCCAGGTCTGACTCTGGCCAATTGACCCGTTCGCCGAGCACGGAGAGGATCACATCCAACTTGGCACGGGCGAGCAGAAGCGGCGTCCCGTAGAGACGGGACGCAAGGTGGGGCAGATTCATGTCAGGGGTTCTCCGGGGTGTCGGAAGAGACAGGGACCGCTTGCGCAGTCCCCAGGTCGTGGCGGGGATCGGACTCGAACACGAGGCCGAGGGCATCCGCCCGGGCGTTATCCGCTGCAATCTCGCGATCGACATCCTCGGCGTCGTAGCCGAAGGACGAGATCGCCTCGGAGCGCGACAGCAGACCGGCACGCATCGCCGTCAGCATGGCGTTGAACTCCTTCTGCGGATCCACCCACTGCCAGCCCTGTGGAATCCACTTCACCGCCAGGTATGCGCGCCGCTGGGCCTTGCCGCCTCGGGCATAGCCCGGCAGCGACAGCGCCCCTTCAAGTACGGCCTGTTCGATGAAAGACTGCCAGATCGGTCGGCATAACTGATGGACGATCACGCCGTGCTGGAGGGCTTCGCAACGACGGCGGAACTCGAGGAGTCCAGCACGAATCGAGGAGTAATTGACCTGGGTGAGATCCCCGGTCAGTTGCTCGTAGGTCACGCCCATGGCGGCGGCGACCGCCCGGAATTGCATACGCAGGAACTCGGCATAGCTCGCGCCGACATCGGCTGGCTGCGAGAATTTCACGTCCTCGCCCGGTTCCAGGATCTGTAAGGTGCCAGGCTCCAGCCCAGCCAGCGCCACGCCGTTGGGATCGGCCGAGCCTTCCCCCATCAGGTTGTCTTCGGGGGCCAGACGGGTGATGAAGCCGGCGAACATCGCGGCGGTTTTCTTGCGCACCAGTTCGGCATCGTCGTACTGGTCGAGTTCGTTGAGTTTGACAAGGGCGCGCGCCAGCCACGGTTCGCCCCGGATCTGGCCCGGACGCAGCGGGCGGAATAGATGCAGGATTTCGCTGGCGTCGATTCGCGCAGTCTCAATACCACCGTTGCCGGACATGGGCGCCAATGCGCCATCCTCGGGATGAGTGCGATAGAGGTGGTAGGCCACGCGCCGACCGAGGCGATCGAACTCAATGCCGGCACGGATCACATTGCCGTTCTCCGCCGTGGTGTTGAGGGTCACCGGTAGATGTTCGGGCTCCAGCACCTGCAATTGCAGTGCGACGGCCAGACCATCCTCCTTCCGGCGATAGCGGATGCGGACCAGCGCCTCGCCCCCTTCGAGCATGGCGCGGCAGGCCAGTGCCTGCAGACCGTAGAAGTCGGTCAGACCGGCCGCATCGGCATCGAGCGTCCAGTCGCGCCACAGCGCCTGGATGCGTTCGCGGATTGTCGGGTCCGCCACCAGCGACTGCGGCTTGATGCCGGTGCCGATGGCGTTGGCAACATAGGATTCCAGGGCGGCATTGGCCCAGGCATTACGCCGCACCAGATCGCGGCTCTTGGTGCGCAATTCCGTCTGCGTCGCTGTCATTGCCGCCACGGCCCCCGGATTACTCGGCAGCCAGGCAAACGACCGTCGACCGGCACCTGCGGCCTCGTGCAGCGGGTTGCCGCCGAACATTCGGCGGGAGATTCGTCTGATCCAGCCCATTCAGAACCCCTTCGCCGTGGTGATGCGGATCTGCCGGGCGGCACGCGGAATCAGTCCGGTCGTCACGGCATCCTTGTGCAACGCCACTTCGACCTCATGGATCGCCGCCGTAAGCTCATCGATCGAACGGTATTCGACGGTCTTGTCGCCGAAGGTCACGCGCTTCTCGCCTTTGGCCAGGGCATCGCGCAGGGCCTGCAACTGGGCTTCGGTGTAGGTCGGCGTGCTCACCGGAACACCACCAGACTGACCTCGGGGGAGTCGGCCAGCGACCCCGACGAGGAGGTACAGACGATTTCCAGCCCGGCCTCCACCTTGTTGTCGGCGGTACCACGTGCGGCAGCGAAGCGAACGGTGCCGCTGTTCGTGTTGCTGCGCCCGGTGGCCACCCAGCAGTACCCCGTATCGGGCATCGCGGTCTCAAAAGCGATGCGGTATCGGCCAGTGGCCAGACGGGTCACGGACGCCACGTTGTGGGCGGAACGTAGTTGCACCGACCCATTCGCGTAGCCGAAGTTGACCCAGGCACGCGCGAGTCCGGGGTGGTCAGGGCGAATCAGACCCTTGATCTCGTTGCCGATGCGGCTGGCCAGCGCAGAGAGTTGCGATGCGAGGCTCATGCCTTACACCAGGGCAGCTTCGAAGATCGCGACAAAGTCGGTCGCTACGTCGCCAATATCGGTGGCAGCCACTGCTCCGATATTGGTCCTGGCCTGCTGCTGCTCCAGGACGGTGAGCGTCTGCGCGGCATCGAAGCGAACGCGCTTGTCGATCGCCGCCGTAAGAGCCGCAATACCCGACTGATCGTTCTGCAAGGCCTGCTGGAGTTCCAGCAGCGTGTCGTAGGCCGGGTCGGCACCACCCAGGATGTCCGCCTTGAGGGCATCGAGCAAGGTGACCACCTTGTTCGACGAATAGGTCGTCGTAGTCGAAACCTGCAGGTCATCGATCATGACCGCCGTGACAATTGCGGCCTTGAGTTCGTTAATGGCGGCGACAAGACTCGACTTGTCTGTCGTGGTCAGTGCCGTCAGGGTGCCGGTGCGGCCTTTGACGGTATTGAATTCCTCGGCAACGCGTAGGACAAAGCTATTGAGTTGGGTTTGCAAGCTCATGGGTTACTCCTGTTATGTCAGCCAGCGGCTGCGGATCAATTGACGGCCGGGTTTGCGGACGCCAGAAACAGCGAGGCCACCGCTATGGGTGGCCTCGATATCGGGTACATCGGACGATTCAGGGGGATCGGTCGTAACGATCCCGAGTTGCTTTTCCAGTTCTCGCCAGTGGCGATCCTCGAAGCGATCGAGCCCGGAGGCTGCGGCAGCGGCCCGGGCATAGACGTAACAGTCCAGTGCCTCGTTGCGCTCGCGCATCTTTTGCCACTCGCGGATGGCGAAGCCGTTCCGGTCGCGCCGGGTAATCAACTGCTCGGCGCACAGTTGCTGCAGGAACTCGGCATCCACCTTGGGCAGATGAACAAAGCCAGCCGGGTAGCGGATCGTCAGACCGTCCTCGGCCACCTCCGGCGATTTCCGGAGGTTGTTGTAGAACTCCAGCTTGGCGATGCCGCCGGCCACCGAGAACACCTTGATACCCCGGCGCAGTTTCTTACCGCCAGACGTGGCATCGACAGCGGTCGGCGTGCCGACCAGCGCAGCGCCCCGGGCTACACCCTTGACGGCCATCAGACGCGGGTCGCGCACACCCCGGACAAACGCATAGGCTTCCTGCGTCGCGAAGCCGGTATCCAGTGCCAGACGACCCAGTCCAAGCTGGCAGCCGGTTTCATGCGTCCAAGTTTCCCGCAGCACGCTGGCCAGTGCTTTCCACACCTCGTCGCGGGCGGTGTCACCCATCAGCACGCGATGCTCGACCAGCCAGGACTCCTTGCCTCTGCCGAAGGCCCATATCGAGACTTCGATGCGATCCTTCTGCACGTCGGCACCGGCAGTCAGCAGCAGGCCACCAACTGGAATGGTCCCGATCCGGTAGTCCTCGCGGCGTTCCAGCAAGCGCTGCCAGTCGGGCGCTTCGCCTTCCTCGACCCAGGTTTCCCCGAGTTCAGTGTTCTTGAAGGTCTTGATCTCGGCTGACGACCCGGACTCCTTGCTGATGGCACGCTCCCAGGCCATGGCGATGTCCCGCCACGACCGCCAGCCGATCGGGCTGTATAGGCTCGACAGGTGAAAGCCGGCCGTCTTGTTGCTGCCTTCGGCCGACTTTTCCACCATGGCCCGCCACTCGCCATGCTCCAGCATCCAGGTCTTGTGATGCTCGGGAATTGGCACCTCGCAGGACTCGCAGACGTAGGCCGCCGTCTCCGGGAAGGTGCCATCCTCACCTCGCTCCCAGCGCAGTTGCTCAAAGCGCAGCCACTGCCGATGACCGCAGTGCGGACACGGCACAAAGTAGCGTCGCTGGTCCGATGCTTCGTACTCCCGTTCGATGGTGCTGACACCAGCAATCGTTGGCGTCGACACGATGAAGATCTTCCGCCGAGAAAACGTTCGGGTGCGGGCCTCGGCCAGTGCCACCGCATTCCCCTCGCCATCAACGTCGAGGGGATAGCCATCGACCTCGTCGAGAAACAGGTAACGCACCGGCATCGAGCGCAGGCCAACCGCGCTGTTGGCCCCGGTCATCACCAGCACACCACCCCGGAATTCTTTCGCCAGGATGGTGTTGCCAGAATCCCGGCTCCTGGCCGGCGCGATCAGTTCCTTGAGGATCGCAGACTCCTCGATCAGCGGATCGATGCGCTGCTTGGAGTTGCGCTTGGCCATTTCCACGGTCGGCCAGACCGCCATCATCGGACCGGGTGCGTGGTGAATCACGTAGCCGATCCAGTTCGATCCCATTTCGGTGGCGCCCAGTTGGGCGGCCTTCATGAACACCACACGCTCGACCGGCGAGGTCGGTGACAGGCAATCCATTATCTCCTTCAGATACGGGGTGCGGCTGGTGCGCCAGCGCCCCGGTTCCGAGGAGGCTTTCGAGGACAGCATGCGGTGCCTGTCGGACCACTCCGATACTGATAGCAGCGGATCCGGGACAAGCCCCTCCCGCCAGGCACGTTCGATGTCGAGCGCGCCTTCGTAGTCTTCCAGTTCCATCAATCCACCCGGGCGCGCAGTTCGCCAAGTTCGATCAGGTGATCGCGCACGGCGGATTCCAGGGCCACGTGCAATTCATGGGCGTCGATTTCCAGCTTGGCGGCCATCTGCGCGGAGATGCGCGCCGGCCAGTTGAGCCAGGCATCCCGTTCCGTGCGCGCCAGTCGGAAGACATGAGCAATGGCTTGCGACCGGTCGACCAGGTCGCCCTTGAGTTGGGCCAGGCGCACCTTGTTTGTCTGCGCCTTGACTACTTCATTCACCGTCCTGGCCTGCAGCAGCGAGGTGCCGCCGGTCGAGAGAACGGGTGCGGCTGGCTCTGCTGGCTCGATCGTCCGTGCGCGAGGCGGCTCGACGGCAGCCGGCGCTGCCTTGGCCGGGGCAGGCTTCCTGGCTGACACCGTGTTCTGTGCCCACTCAAGGTCGGCCCGGTTCGGCTCGATCGTGCCGTCCGGTTCGGGCGTGATGCGGCCGCTATCGATCGCCTTCTTGACTGCCACGTGAGAGACGCCGCGATGCCGGGCGTAAGCGCGTATCGACAGACCCATGATCTACATCAAGCCCATCGCAGATGTTCTCCAACGTTGCGAATCAGAGCTTGGCTTTCCTCCTGAACAGCGCGTTCATGCAATCACCATCAACCAAGCAAGGAGATTGCAATGAGCTACGCAACAAAAGCCCAACCGGGCGATTACATCCGCATCGACGGCCAGGTGCTGCGCGTCGTCTTCGTCAATGACCGCGACGAGCAACCCAGTTACGAACTCGAAAATGGCCAGATCGTTGGCAACACCGATTTCAGTTACGAGGACGTGCTCCTCGAATCCGAAGTCCTTTGAGCAGGAGGCGCCGTGAACACCACCACCCGCGACTCGATCGACACCCTGGGCAAGCGACTCGCCCACGACGCCCTGACCACCCTGATCCGCCTTTACCCGGCAATCCGCGAGGCAACGGAAGCGCAACAGGAAGCCGCCTGCGCGGCGATGCGCGCGATCAGCCGGCCGACCCTCGACACCCTGATCGACGATGCCCGTGACGTGCCTGGCCTGGCGCAGGTCGCCTACCAGACCGCCGTGCTCACCATGGCACACGAGGGCATCAAGGTTTTGAAAGGCGGTCCGACCTGATTTGCATCAAGCCAGGTGCGGTTTCGCGAACATTTCGCGATTCAGTGCTTGGCTTCCATCCCGAACAGCGCGTTCATGCAATCACCATCAAACAACGCAGGAGCAGAGCATGACCACCCAGACCATCAACGCCAACGTGACCGACACCAACCACAAACCTCGCGGCGCGTTGAGCATCGAGATCGAGTTCCTCGCCGGCAGGCCTTGCGAGGTTCGCCACGACGGACTGACCTACCGCACCACCGGAAAGGACGGCCACCACATTGCCAGCGGCATCGCCACCATCGAGATGGCGACCGACGACGACGCCAGACTCTGGATCAGCCACGACGGCAGCCAGATCTGGGAAGACTGAAACTCATCCATCGACCAGGAGATCACCATGACCACCCGCATCACACTCAGCACGACCCAGTACGACATCCTCGAACACGCCATCGACCAGACCAACGGCCAGATCGTCTGGTTTCCCGATAATGTGAAGGGCGGTGCCCGGCACAAGGTCATCCAAGGCTTGTTCAACAAGGCCCTGATCACCCGCGACGGCCAGGACAATTACTTCGTCGCCGCCGAGGGTTACGTGGCCCTTGGGCGCAACCTGCCGGCGCCTGCCACCACTCACCCCGACCCCGAGGTCGAGGCCGCCGTGTCGGCCTCAGAGGCCAATTGGGCGCGAGAGAAACAGGCCGCCGCCCAGCAACTGCTCAAGGTCGGCGTCGAGGGCAAGCCCCGTACCCGCGAGAACAGCAAGCAGGCCACCGTGATTCAGATGTTGCAGCGTCCCGAGGGTGCCACCATCAATCAGATCTGCGAAGCCACCGGTTGGCAGGCGCACACGGTACGCGGCACCTTTGCCGGGGCTTTCAAAAAGAAACTCGGGCTCAACCTCACCTCGGACAAGGCCGATGGCGGGGAGCGTACCTACCGGATCATCTGACCCGTAAAACAATCGGGGCGGCTCGGACACCCGGTACCGCCCCGACTCACCCCAAGGAGATGGAGATTACTTCTTGGCTTTCTTCTTCGGGGCAACGGCGGCCTTGAAGCCAGCGCCAGCCTTGAAGGTCGGAACTGTGGTGGCAGCGATCTTCAGCACCTCGCCGGTCTTCGGGTTCTTACCCGTGCGGGCAGCGCGCTTGGAAGCCTTGAAGGTGCCAAAGCCGATCAGGGCGACGTCGTTGCCTTTGGCGACCTGAGCGGTAATGATCTCGACCAATGCATCAACCGCTTTGCCGGCCGCAGCCTTGGTGGAGTCAGTCTTGGCAGCCAGAGCATCAATCAGTTCCGATTTGTTCATGTAGGTGGCACTCCCTTTGGTTGGAAAATGCGGATTCTCCCACCAATTCATTTTTCATCAAAAAGTGCTTGGCTTCGTGATTGAACAGCGCGTTCATGCGTCTGTCACAGCAATCAACCGACCGGAGACCATCATGACCACCACCATCCACGCCCGCTTTACCCGCAAGCCCTGCAGCCTCGATGAGGTACTTCACAACACGGACCCGAGCGCACCACCAGAGTCCATCACGATCGAGTTCCGCAAGCAACTGACCACCGCCGAATACGATGCCTTTGCCAACACGCTGCTGGAGGATCGCGATTGGCTCACCGGACGCGGTGGCCACGCCAATGGTCATCGGCAAGTCGTGGAGGTCAGCGCCCCCGGCCGGACTACCCTTTACGTTGATCCTTCTGGAGGCAGCTACGGGCGCTACGTCGGGGTGGCGATTGACTCGCCGGGCAACGACCAGGTCAACGCGATTCGCTGGCTGCTCGACAATCGCCGGCCCGAAGTCAGCATCGACCAGGCGCTGAGCACCCTGCGCATCGCACTGTGCAGCGACGCCGGTGCCATGGAACTACTCGATCAAATCGCCACCGAAAAATGATTCAACTATCTGCGATAAATAGCTTGGCTTCTCAATCAAACAGCGCGTTCATACGGGTGTCGCAACGATCAACCCAGGAGACAACGATGACCACGAAGCAAACCATCCCCGCCACCCAGAACGAAGCCTGGGGCTTTTTTGGCACGATGAACGACAACGCCGAAGCAGCCTGGTCCGTCGCGATGACCGCGATTTCGGACGCCACCAACCAGCCCCTCGAATCGGTCAGGTTGTTCCTCGACAGTCGCCACGGACGTCACTTTGCGGATGACGTCCTCAACGAGATGCTGCGGGGCCAGACGATCCAGCAGGCCATCGACGCCGCCGTGATCCGGTGGATGGGCTGGACGATTGGCCGCCAGACCAGCAAGGACTACGGCATCCCCAAGGGGCTGCCTTACCTCACCGGCTTCGTGATCCACTGCGAAGTGACCGACGAAGCCTTCGAAGCCGAAGCAGCGTAAGGAGATCACCATGGCTGCCGTCGTCACCACCCCGCAACTCGAAGCCAACTACGACAAGTTCATCGCCGAACTGACCAAGCTCACCCGCAAGTACGGCGTGGCAATCCAGTCAGTCGGCGGGGTCATCCTCGCCGATGACCCCAGCGAATTCGGCAACGTCACTTACTGCGCCGACATCACCAGCGGCGACCTCCTGCCGGAGTTCCCCACCGACTGACAGCGCGTCGAATGCCACACCATCGGACAGCCTGATGGCCTTCGCCCCGGCATAGTCCTGCCAGCGGCGAACGATCACATCAACGTACTTTGGATCCAGTTCGATCAGCCGCGCCTTGCGGCCAGACTTGTGGGCCGCAATCATCGTCGTGCCCGAGCCACCGAACGGGTCCAACACCACATCGCCGGGACGACTCGAATTGCGAATGGCCCTTTCCACCAGTTCCACCGGTTTCATGGTCGGGTGCAGATCGTTCTTCTGCGGTTTCTTGATCTGCCATACATCACCCTGGTCGCGGTCGCCGCACCAGTGACGCTCGGCGCCCTCGGGCCAGCCATAGAGGATCGGCTCGTACTGGCGCTGGTAGTCGGCGCGACCGAGCGTAAAGGTGTTCTTGGCCCAGATGACAAAGGTTGACCAGTGGCCACCGGCCGCTCGGAACGCAGCCTGTAGACGGTCGAGTTCGCTCGATGACATCGCCACGTAGATGCCACCCTGGCAATGCGCCACGGTAGGCGTCAGTGCCGCCAGCAGGAAGTCATAGAACCCGTCGCCCAGGTTGTCGTTGAGGATCGCCCGATCCTTGCCACGCATCTTGTCCTTGGCCGAGTTGGCGTAGTTGACGTTGTACGGCGGATCAGTGAAGACCATGTCGGTGATCTCGTCACCGAGCACCGTCGCGTATGCATCGGCATCGGTGGCATCGCCACAGATCACCCGGTGCTCACCACAGATCCAGACGTCGCCCGCCCGCGAGACCACTGCGCCGGACTCATCCGGAACGGCATCCTCGTCGGTGTCACCCTCGGTGGTGGTCTCCTCGCCAGCTAGCAGATCGGCTAGGGCATCGGCGTCGAACCCGGTCAGGGCCAAGTCGAATTGATCGTCCTGCAACGCGGCCAGTTCCACCTGCAGCATCGCCTCGTCCCAGCCGGCGTTCTCCGCGATTCGGTTATCCGCGATCACCAGGGCGCGACGCTGGGTGGGTGTGAGATGGTCGAGCACCACGACCGGCACCATCGCCAGCCCGAGTTTCTGGGCGGCGGCCAGACGGCCATGCCCAGCAACGATGACGCCATCGCTTCCAGCCAGGATCGGATTGGTGAAACCGAACTCGGCGATCGACGCCGCGATCTGGGCGACCTGAGAATCCGAGTGGGTGCGCGAGTTGCGCGCATACGGCACCAGCTTGGCCGTGGGCCATTGCTCGATCTTGTCGGCAAGCCAGGAAATCGTCATGCCGCACCTCCCAGGCGTTCGCTGGCCACCACCGCGAAGGACTGCCCTGTCGACACCAGCGTCACCGGAACTTCGGGAAAGTTCTGCTGGAAGCGCTTCACCGCGACATCCACATATTCGGGGGCGATCTCGGTGGCACGCGCCACTCTGCCGATGCGCTCGGCAGCCAGCAGGGTCGTGCCCGAGCCGCAGAAGGGTTCGAAGACGACTTCGCCGACATCGGTGTAGGACTCGAGGATGAACTGGGGCAGCGCCACCGGGAACACGGCCGGGTGATCGATGTCCTGTCCGATCTTTCCCTTGTGCCGCATGATGCGAATCACGGAATCGGGAATCTTGGTGTCCTGAGTGGGCGTGCCGGCAGCAGTCCAACCACCGATCGTTCCATCCTTTTTGCGCATGGCCGTGGAACTGCCGTCCTTGCGTAGATGCGTTTCCTGACCCGCAAACTTGCAGGGCATGATCTTGTTGGCCTGCCGTGCCTGACGGTTGAAGTGGAAAACGAACTCAAACGAAGGTGCCAGCCGACCATTCCAATCGCCGGGCAATCCCGGGCCTTGATCCCAGACGTACCAGGCAAAACGCCGCCAGCCCTGCGTGCGCATCCAGTCGAGCCAGCCATCCCAGTAGGGTATGACTTCGTTGTTACGGTGGATCAGCCCGAGATTGACGAGCACCTGGCCGTTCGGAGCCATCGGCAGGTTGTAGAAAACGCCGCGCATCAGCGCATCCCAATCAATGATGGTGTTCGTATAGTCCCGCTGGTTGCCGTAGGGTGGCGAGGTGAAGCACAGCGCTGCCTGATCGCCAGCCATAAGCGTGGAGATCACGTCGGCATCGGCGGCATCACCACAAATCACGCGATGCGCACCCAGTTGCCAGACGTCGCCTGGACGCGATACCGGATTGACCGGCGTATCAGGCACCTCGTCGGCAGCATCGTCGTCGGAATCAGCCGAGGACTCTCCGGCCGTTCCTTCCCCACCATCCACCAGTAAATCCTCAATTTCCTCGTTGGTGAATCCGGTCAGCGTCAGGTCGTAACCCGACTCCGTGAGTTCCGCCAGTTCCGCAGCAAGCATTTCTTCGTCCCACCCTGCGTCGAGTGCCAGACGGTTGTCGGCGATCACGTAGGCGCGCTTCTGTGCCGGCGAGAGGTGACCGAGTTCGATGACCGGCACCTCGGTGAGTCCGAGCTTACGGGCAGCGGCCAGCCGACCATGCCCGGCAATGATGCCGTTGCTACCATCGACCAGGACGGGATTGGTCCAGCCGAATTCGACGATGCTGGCAGCGAGCTTGGCAACCTGCGCCTCGGAATGTGTGCGCGGATTGCGGGCGAACGGGATCAGCGTCTCGACCTTCCGGTATTCGACGTTCAAGGTTTGGGTCATGGAATGCAAAAACCCGCCACAGTGGGCGGGTCGTAGATTGGGTGGTAACTCAGTTCAGGTGGTAACCGGGGTGGTAACTGGTAACCCGGTAACCTCGTTTCGCGGTCTGACGCTATCGAAATGCCGGGCTGTCGCCCCCCGCATGGGATTTTGGACAGGAAGGACCCATCGAACTTTCTGACCGGAAGCAATGTAGGCGTCACACCCACACCGCTCGCCAGATCATAGCTGTCATCCTATCAAAATCCGGCCTTTGTGTTGCATGCCGAATTCATCGCAAAACGCCCAAGAGCCAGAATCCACGGACATTCACGGCATGCATTGCTCTACTTGACCCTCCAGTTTGGAAGGATGGCCGGCGACTCCGTTTCGCCGATCATTCAGATGATCGACCACGATCTGTAGCGCCCTTTGCCACCGCCGCCAGGCAGTCGTGCGGTCGCGCCCGAGGCGGCGGCAGATGAACTTCCACTCGTAGTGCTTGGCGCGCATCCACACCAGATGCCGCTGCTCCACCTCCAGCCACTGCATCCAGCGCATCGTCTCCAGCATCCGTTCGATCGCCTCGGGGGTTGGGGGAAGCGGTCGGTATTCGTAGTCCTTGTCGTCGAAGCCCTCCCAACCATCGCGCACGAAGGCTGGCCATACATTGAAGTAGCCCTGCACCCTGACCCGGGGCAGGCGCCGTCCCGTCTCGGCTGCCTCGGCAAACCGGGCCGCCACGTCATCCATCGTCCATTCAGTCATGGCGTTTCCCCCCGTACAGGCGTTCTCCAAGCCGTCGCACAAACTCGCGCTCGACAAAATCCAGTCGCACGTCCTCTTCGGACACCACGAGGATGTGCTGGTCGCGCCAACCCTGGCGTTTGATGCTCTCCGGATCCTCTCGGGAAGAACTGCGATCGAGGGGGCAGCGGTAGTGCGGTACAGGTATCTTCACGTCACACCTCCTGCGTCTCGATGGCCCAGTGCAGCAATGCCAGGGCATCCGCTTCGTTGTCGTCGACAGGCTGGTGGCCACGCGCCCGGACGGATGCCACCATCTCGCCCTTGCTGGCATTGCCTTTGCCGGTCGCGTACTTCTTGATCGTGCCCACCGGCACCCCCTGGTAGGGAATGCCGTGGTGCTCGCACCACGCCGTGAGCGTGGCCAGGAATCCGCCGTAGGCGTGGGCCGCGTCGGTCGAGACATGGCGACGCACTTCCTCGAAGTGCAGGCAGTCGATGCCGTCGCAGGATTGCTTGATCTC